TTACATTTTTTTGTTTTACAAGTTATGGTTACTTTTTCGTCCATGCCTGCGCACCAAAGAACGCAGCAACAATACCAGCAACAGCAATAAAATATACTCCTGCCATATCACCTAAAATATCGGCTGCCTTTTCGTACCCAACAACATTAGATCCTATTACTAAAACAGGATATGCTAACATTCCGTATAATGAGAACCATGCCATTTTTCTTTGAGCATCACGCATTGCATCAGCATCTTCAAGTTCTTTTCTTTTAAACTCTAAATACATTGCTTCTTCGGCTTTGGAAACTTTACCGTCTCCATTAGAATCAGCAGGATGGTGTCCGCTTGATTTTATTTCTTCACTCATTAGTCTTCCTTCTTCCAAATAGTCCATGCACCGTATGCAATAAGACCCCAACCAATTAAACTAGTTGGTATTAATATCATTACGATACCGCCGCCAATAGCAACCGCTCCATCTAATGAAGTTCTTTCTCCCAGTCTTCCTTTAATCCAATCTAACATATTTTTCTCCTTTATTATTAATGATAGGTAATAAAACGAATCCATTTTTAAAATCCTATTGATTCCCCGCAACCACAAGAAGCGGTTTCGTTTGGATTGATAATTCTAAATGATTCGTTCAATCCTTCTTTTACCCAGTCCAACTTCGCATCCTTAAAATACGGTTCAGACAATTTATCCATAACTATTTTAAACTTTCCGTAATCAGTTACAGTATCATCGTTACTAATTTCACGAGCATATTCAATAATATACTCAAACCCAACACACCCACCAGCAGTGACACCCAACCTAATATTGCTAGGTTGCGATCCTGCCGTTCTTTCAACCGCCTTAGATATTGCTGCATCGGTAAGTTCCATTACTTTCTTTTCTTTTCTATTTTATCAAGTCTTACGTTGATATCATCGATAAGTGATTTAAGTTCAGTTGATCCACCAGGAGCAACAGGAGGATGTGAATTAATTTCTAAATCTTGAATTCTATCTTCAAGCTCATCGATCTTATTTGTAATATGTGGATACTTTTTTCTCCAAGCAAAGGGATCTGATTCTAACCAAGTCCAACCCCATCTTATAGCCAAATACTCTAAGAAAGCATCAAATTTACCAACACCCCATAAAGCCATCTTTGTATCTTTAAACCAAAATAAGAATGCAGCACCTGTAATTGAGCCAAGGATTGCTGTATAAATCCATAGAGTATCGTCTGTCAGTCTCTCTAAAATGTCCATTAGTTATCCTTAGTATATTTTGTATAGTTATCCATTGAGTGGTCAGAAAGGCCGTCAAAAGGTTTTAAATTGATCCACGAAGTAGCAATACCTCGTAGTTTATCTTTTAACTTTCTCCACCAAGCAAGGTTCTTAATAATACCGTTGTAGTTAAAATACATAACTTGGCCGTGATGTCGGTAACCCATAAACCAAGGTGGTATGACAGTGACTAAATCGTTGTTATTTACAAAACGATAATGTTCTAGGTCAGCGCATTCTTTAACGAACGCAGCACTGCCAACTCTTGGTGAGCCAAAAGTATATAGAACGGGTTTATATTCGAGTAATCTTGAAGCAGCAATTGTTGCCATTGCTCCACCCAATGAATGTCCACAGATACTAATCTTTTTCTTAGTATGCTTTTTTAATGTAGCAATAATGTCGGGCCAAATATCATCTATTTCGTTTTGGAATCCATTGTGTACCCAACCACCAACCTGCGCTTTATCAGGCCAAATGTTAAGGTCAGCTTTGAGATCGTTGAGTTCGGTTGGTTCTGTACCACGGCAACATAAAACAAATTCTTTACTAGTCCATACACAATGAGCCTGTGCCCCGTCATGGTCAATAAATTTATGACCTGTATAACCTAAATTTTTGAAGAAGGGCTTTGCTTCCTTTCCATCTTCATAGGCAATCTTTGCCATTTCTGCGAATTTAATCGCGTCACTTTTTACATCACAAAATTGTACTTTTTTGTTCATAAGTGCTCCTACTGAGATATATACAATTGTGTTCAGTTATTATTTATAAATAGTTTCAGATACAATATGAATTTCACTATTGAGGTATACAATGTCAAACAATCTAAAAGAACTTACAAGACAACACCACGACAACGCAGAACGAACAGAGTTTGCAGATATGTTATTATCAGGTAACATTAGTCCAAAACTTTATCAAGAATATTTACATGCGCAATTACAGAACTACATGGTTTTGGAATCTGCAGTTGAAGTCCCTATGGAACTTGAACCAATATTTAGGTCAACACAAATTGAAGAAGATCTTCAGGAAATCGAGAATACATTTGATCTTGATGAAATAGAAGATAACTTCGAATCAACGCTAGAATATAATAAACATATCTTAACTTTACTGGAGGAAGGAAATAATGAAGGTCTTCTTGCTCATCTATATGTGCGTCATTTTGGAGATGCTCATGGTGGACAAATCATCAAAAGAAACGTACCTGGGTCGGGTCTTATGTATGAATTCGAGGATAGAGCCGAACTTATTAAAGGCGTAAGAACATTATTAAATGATGGTATGGCAGACGAAGCAATGATCTGCTTTGAATACGCAGAAAGATTATTTCATGAACTCATGGAGAACTATCGTAATAACTCTCAAAATTACGAACCTGAGGATTATGCAAGAGCAAGAACAATGGACTGCTGGGACGAAGATGATAATTGATAGTCCGCTATTTGACCAGTTAAGAAATCTATCTGCTACTTTAATTAACGAATTTGACGACTCTATGACAAGAGTTGAGAATCCTAAACATACAGCTGACCTTGAAGGTTGGCAAGATTACTTTTGGGAATCATCAACAATTCGTAAAGCGCACCTTAAAACAATTGAACCCGTTGGTAAAAACAAACTGTGGTTAATGCATATCAATATATTTCCAAACGAACACGTTGATCTGCCTATCTTTGGTTTAGACATTGTTGCGAATCCTAAAAAGATCAGTGGTTGCTTTTGTGACTACTCTCCAACAGATGTTCTTCATGATTCAAATCATCCATATATGGTTAAGTTCAAAACTGCTACTGAAAAGTTTACTTGGACAAAAGAAAGAGTAATGCCAGACTGGGCGTTAGAGATATTCTCAGAAAACATTATAGGTGCAGGATCAATTCGCACAGGTGAAGAAACAGAGCAACTCGTTAACATGGCTTTGGAACTTTCAAGGTTCTATACAATGGAGATGAGCAACCCTCAATACAATAATAAGAGATGGATTAATACTCTCGAAAGACAAAATAAGTATTGTGAAAAACAAAAGCTTAATCGAATGCTTCATAGTTCAATTTTAGCTATGGGAATATCGGAAGAAAGAAAGAATCAGTATGTAGAAAATGTTCTCTTTGAGGAAGTTTAAGATATAACGAAATGTAATATAATCTATTACTAAATATAATTGAAATTAATACCGCTTTTCTCATCAGCTTCGTATAAATAATTTCTGTTACCAGTGGTAACAAATGTTTAATGTTTAATCTTACGTATAATTCCAGAAGGAGAAAAATGACCACTTCGCAATTTGTTGTCGAATTGAAAAATAATGAAAGAGTATGCCTTTTTTGCGATATAGCAAAAGCCTTATCTTTAGTATCATTCCCAATAGCCCTACCGTTCTTTATCATAGTAATGTCGTCTACTTATTAACTAATAAATAGATTGACATCTAACTAAAAATTTGTTATAATAGATCTGTTCAGTTCAAATAGTACTTGAGCTGAGCGGATTTATTTACACAAAACAAAAATAACTATTGACATATCAAGTTAACTAGTATATAATACAAGGTATACATGACAAAAAAAGAATCTAAGGAAAATACTGATATGTCCGTTGTAGCTTTAACGCCCGACAGAATTCACCACGAAATATCTAGACACATTTCAAAAGGAGTGCCGTACATTGATGCTCTTGTTGATTATTCTGAGAAGAATGGTATTGAAATTGAAACGATTGCGCAGATCGTAAAGAAAAGCTCGGTCTTGAAAGAAAAGATCCGAACGGAAGCAGTTGACTTGAGAATGGTGAAAAGAGAAGATGAACAAGATATCACAGACTTTAGTAAGTGATGAATCGTTTAACACATATGTTAAATTTCTGGCACTAAAGAAACATTTTACAACGGACAATTACGATTACTTCAAATATAATGGAAAGGTACGAGCAAATCTTGATACCTTTATGTCGCGAAACGATGCATATTCGTTCGCAAAATTATCGAAAAAAGAGGACCCACAAGGCCTAATTTTGAGTAATCTTTTAATAAATAAAAATATCTGGGTTCGAGATTTACTCGACAGTGAAGGAGAAGCCAGATACACGAATTGGAGGAAGAGGATAGAATCGTTAGGTTATATCTTTAAATCCGAGCTTGCTCATCTTAATGATGAATACAAGCGAAACTTTATATCAATAGATGGACAACATCCTTTGGTAATGACATTGTTATTACAAAAGAAGATTAGTTTGGAAACATTTACTATTCTTTCTCATCAAGCGAATATATTTTCGTATTGGAGTGAAAAAGTAGTTGACAAACACGTATCTTTTGATATAATAAACAAATCGCGAAAGTATAAACCCTTTCTCGATTTTGAACCGAAGCGATTCCAAAAGTTAATTAAGGATCACTTTGGTATTTAAATACTACGCAATATAACGCTATATATAAAGGAGAACTAATTATGGCACTAACA